CCGTAATCCGTACAGCCGCCGATATCCTAGCAGGCGCAATAGCCGACGCCCTAGCTACCGCCGAACCGGCCGACCACTGATCAGCCGTACAGCCCTATCGCTCCCTCTGCCAACAGGGGTATTAGGGGATTTGCACAAATTCCGGTCAAGCTAATTCCACTCCGTTGCTCCGTTCTCGCACCATTGCACACTTCGCTAATCTATGCGAGACTTCCAAAAGCCGGTCACCTCACTCCGTCTCACCAAACTCCGTCAGAGGTGGTCGCGCCCCCTTTTATGCCGCGCCTTAAAAATCGACTCCATGAACGCTTCGCGCACCTAATCGCTGAAGGGCTTACGCTCGCTGACGCGTACCGGAAGCTGTGCCCCCATGTCGCTCATCCGGCGGATCAGGGCTATCAGCTTGGCAAGCGCAAGGAGATCAAGCAGCGCATCAGCGAGATACAGGCTGAGGTGCATTCGCGGGCTGTGATGGTAATCGATGAGAAGCGCGACGTGTTGCGCCAGATGATCGAAGGCACTGTGCCTACCAAGGTGATCCGTCAGCCGGACGGCCGCGTGCAGGCCACTTACGACCGGCTGGCAGCCCTACAGACCGACGCCAAGCTGGCCGGTGAGTACGCGGCCGATAAGGTCGAGGTGACGACCGGCGATATCTCAATGACGTTCGAGGTCTACGGCCGCAACCATCCCTGTCCGCCCAAGCACTGGATGGAGGCTAAGGTCGTGGACGTGGAGCCCGCCCAGCAGCCTGCCATGGCTCTGGAGGACTACGAGCGCGAACCGGTTACCGGCGCACCCAGCCTCGAAGACCTCGTGACACAAGCCGATATGGCATCTTTGGCAAAGCTCTGACGCACAGGCACTTGTCCAATAACACCATACAATGACAGTCATATGGAGTGGCTGGCGTTGTTTTCCAAGCACTTATGAACGATCCTTCTGAGCAGCCAAAGCCGCCAAAGCAGAAGCGTCGCCGGAAGAAAGAGAAGCAGCCGGTGTACTGCCAGAGTTGCGAGGCGTTCATGGGCTGGGGTAAGACCGGTGAGTTGTGCCGGTTATGCTGGGAGGAGTTGGTGAATCGCACCCTCTAGCCAACCCATTCGGGGCGTGGTATCGTCCCGACATGGCTACCTATTTCTCTGAAGGCGCAACGTACCAAAAGTCGAATACCACGTTCGGGCTTCGCCCATACGACGTGCAGAACAATCAGGCTTCTGCTTCGCAGCCCGACCCTACGCTCATCTGCGTAGCGGTCACCAAGACGTTTGTCGTGTTCAAGTTTACGAACCCTACCGGCTCTGGCCCTACGGCCAACGCTGGCTGGCTGCTGGGACAGACGCAGCGGTGCCGCATCCGGCGCGATGCCACCGGCTTCTACGCGATGCCGACCAACCGCGCTTACGGCCGCATCATCGTCCGCCCTTAGGCTGTGATGGCAGAGGCGAACGATCTATTGTCAACGCTCCCACAGTCGGTCAGGGGAGCGTTGCTTGTTGCGACGGAGGCTCGCAGGCTGGTGGACGCCGACGAGGAACTGGGCATCATCAGGGCGGCCGCCTACCTGTGCGAACAGCGGGGCACCAAGCGGCTGGAGAACGTCAGGGTCACGAGGGCGGCCGCTGAGGGGATCATCAGGGCGTTCATCCAGTCGCTGTTGGACGCCGACCTGTTCGAGCCCGCCGCCCTACTGATGTGGGGGCCACAGGCGTTCGATTGGCGGCCGGAGAGTTGCAGGCGCGTCTGGGGCGGTCTGATGGCCCACGACAAGCTACTGGTTCAGGGCGCGGGCTCCATGGGCAAATCGTATGGGGCGGCCGCGTGGTTCTACCTCGATTGGTGGCGTGATCCGCGCTGGACGTGCGTCAAAGTTGTCTCGTTGACGAGGGATCACGCGGAGCGGAACATCTTTGCGAGCATCAAGCAGTTCCACCGTACCGCGCTGGTGAGGCCGGTGAGCGAGGTGCCGGACGATCTCGCCACCACGATACAGGTGAGCAACGACTCGAAGCAGGGCGTGCATTTGGTGGCGATCCCGAAAGGCGAGGACGGCCATGGGACGCTGCGAGGCTTCCACCCATCGCCGCGCTCAGGCGGCCCGCATCAACGCTGGGGCGGCGTCAGTCGCACGCACGTCATCCTCGATGAGGCGGAGGAGATTAGTGACGGCGTCTGGCAGGGCGTCCAGAACATCCTGTCAGCGGCCGATACCAGCACCAAGGGGCGGATCAAAGTCTTTGCGGCCTCGAACCCTCGTGACAGGACAAGCCAGTTCGGTCAACGGTGCGAGCCCAAGCATGGGTGGGGCGGGCTGGAGATGGAGACGGATCAGGAGTGGGACTCGAAGGACGGATGGAAGGTGATCAGGCTGGACGCGGCGAACTGTGAGAACGTGATCCACCGGCGCGTGATTTACCATGGGCTCCAGACCTACGAGGGCTTTATGAGTTACGTCTCACGCGGCCGGACGGCTGAGGCGTCTACGATGGCACGCGGCTGGTTTCCGGACGAGGGCATCGCGATGGGCGTGATCTCACCGGCGATGATGGACAACGCGATAGGGATTTGCCGGTTCACTGGGCCGGTAGTGCCGCTGGCCGCGTTCGATCTTGCGCTGGAAGGCGTCGATCAGGTGCTGGCGTCATACGGCCGTTTTGGGTTGAGCGACGGCTGGACGGACAGGAGCGGCCGGTTTCACGAGTTCAAGCGGCCGCGCACGATGTTGCAGCTTGATTCACAGATACCGTTTCCAAAGAACAAGACGCTGGAGCAGACGCAGGCGATCATTAAATTCTGCAAGACGATGAAGATTTCGCCCAACTGGCTGTGCGTGGATCGCACTGGCAATGGGGCGGGCATTCACGATCTGCTCTGCTCTATGTTTGGGTCGGAGGTTATGGGGCTCAACTACTCGTGGGCGGCCACCGACACGCCGGTGATGGGCGACGACTCGCAGAAGGCGAATGAGATGTACAACGGCCTCGTGACCGAACTCATCTTCGCGCTCTCGAAGTACTTGGAGTTTGAATGGCTCAAGATATCGCCTAGCTTCCGGAACGAAGACCTTGTTAAACAGGCGACCGGCCGCCGGTACACGCAGAAAGGTAAGGGGATGGTGCGCGTGGAGGCGAAGAAAGATTACATTAAGCGAACACGATTGAGTTCCCCTGACGCTCTTGACTCACTTTCAATGATGGTACACCTTATGCGACTTCGAGGGGGCAATGTGGCAACGATGAACGAACCTAAGCCGGAGTCGTATGTCAAAGAGATGGAATCCATTGTGGATTCGTCCATTGTTTTCGTCGATTTCAGTGAATAAATATATGAGTGAAATCAACATAATCTCTGGCGACGCTGCTATGGCTAAAGCCTTGGGAGTCAGCGTATCAACAGTCAGGACGTGGAGAGGTAAGGGGCTAATTCCGTACAGGAAGTTTGGCCACAAAAGCGTTTTGTATTTCTACGACGAGGTAATTGCCGCACTTCAGAATTCACCTAAAGCCATTAGCAATAAGTAGTTATGAGTGCTTTTAAAAATTACGATGCGTGGTTAGAGCAAGACAATCCCGCCAATGATCCTGAAGAGCCGGAGTGCGAGAAGTGTGGTCAGGCTATGGAGTACAGTGAGGACGGCGAACACTGCGAGGAAACTGGTCGCGTTGTGTCGGCTGGTGGGGATTGGAATTGTGTGAATCCTGATTGCGGAGACGACGAGGCGGGCAAACCGAACAAGCCAAACGATGGCTCAATGAATATTCGGATATATGTGTGTAAAAACGAAGGATTACCTCGCGTAGAGCAATCATTCAAATACATAGAAAAACGGTTGGCTTGCTCCGGCTTGAAAGATTGCAACTTGCAGGTTATAGAAGCATCTCAAGATATATATGAGTTTAAGGCTTTAGACGCTTGCTGGTTGGATAGTCAGGAGTTAGATTTTTACGGACTATATTTGCATTGCAAGGGCGGTAGTAAAGAGAATGAGGCTGAGTTTAATAACTGTATAGCTTGGCTCGACTATATGCTATATGGTTTGATAGATAATTATGAGCTTTGTCTAGATCATTTGAATAAAGGGGCCGACCTTGTAGGAAGTATGTGGTACAGACATTTTAAAGGTAATTGCTTTTGGTTTAAAAGTTCTTATGTAAAACCCTTGATCAGACCCATGCTGCTCAACCTTAATGATAGGTATTTAGCAGAATATTGGTGTTCACAGTCTCACTGGTTTAACCCATGGATAAAGATACCGATGGTCAAAAGTCTATTCTATATGCCGATAGATAAAGACTCTGATTTTTTAAGATTAAAAGAAAATGATTATGTCCCTGATTTCAATCATAGCTATGTTTGTGAAGATTTCGAGGCTATGCTAGCTCAAGATAAGGCAGATTATTCTGTTTTTGATGAACTAGTATTAACTAACGACGAACTACACAAACACAAAGATGTACTAGCAAAATATTTAAATTATGACGGAAAAATTTCATTAAAATGAAAACTAAAATGATTGTGATGCCTGCTAACGCAACAGGATGGTTTTGGCACTGTCTCGCCCGCGAGACCGGAAAGATTGGCCACTTGTTTAGCCCAGACGCTCAATGCGGGCCTTGGCCATGGATTCCTTACGCTCTAGACAATGGGGCGTTTGCAGCATGGGATATGGCCGCAAATATTTGGGACGAATCAAAATGGGACGTTAACGCATGGAAAAGAATGATCTTTTGGGCGGAGTCTCAAGAGCAAAAGCCATTGTGGGCGATTGTTCCCGATTGGATTGGAGACGGCCAGCGCACCATTGAACGATGGAATGCTTTTAAAGATCAGGTGCCGTTTCCGAAAGCATTAGCCGTTCAAGATGGCATGACTGTTGAACAGGCTAGAAAAATAAACCCAGAGGTTATTTGCGTGGGCGGAACAACCAACTGGAAGTGGGAGACCGTTGAAATGTGGGCACAAGAGTTTCCTAGAGTTCATGTTCTCAGAGTTAACAGCCCTACAAAACTGGACTATTTAGAATCACTTGGAGTTGAAAGTTGCGACGGAACAGGTTGGCTTCGCGGAAATCGCGAGCAAACATTAGGATTAGAATTATGGGCGAGGAAAAATTCGCAACCACGAGTTGATCTGCTGACGCCGTTTACTTGCAGGCAGCAACGCGACAAAAAACAAATGATCTTTGCTTAATGCATCCGCGTGAATTGCATCAAAATTGGAAAATAAAAGGGAACAAAATGACAATTGAAGAGTTGGTAAGCAGAGTAGAGTTGATGGAATCTGATCTCGCACGTCTTAAAAACTCGCAATGGCGCGAGTGGGAGTCGAACGAAACTTTAATGAAGGAGTTCAAAGCGATTCAGGTGTACGCAAAGTACAAGGGGCTGTACGGATCAAAGTTGCCGACAAAGTATTTGATCGATTACGGTCTGTATTCCGGCGACCGGCTCGTGGAATTGGTGGAGGTAAGGTGCCGAAATGCGAAGTCCACCGATTACGAAACGGCGATTGTTGCGCTTGATAAGGTGACCAACGGCAAGTTTCTGGCGCGTACAGCGGGCGTCCCGTTTACGCTGCTGGTGCAATGGTCTGATCGGATTGGGTTCACTCAAGACTTTACGCATCCGGAGTGCAAGCTGGGAGGGTGGGTAGTCAAAGAGAAGGAGACGGATCAGGAGCCAATGTACCACATTCCAATGTCGAGCTTTGTATTTTTACTATGACGCTACGTTTCTCGAACTCAAACCGATACCTGCCAGACGTATGGACATTTAACCTCCCGTCCGGCTTCTCGTGTCCGGCGGCGGTTGAATGTCTCACTACGGTAGACAGGGTCACCAACAAGATGACGGCCGGAAAAGACCGCAAATATCCATGCTACTCAGCGATGGGGGAGCGGTATCCGGCGGTCAGGAGGGCTGTGTGGGAGAACTTTTATGCGCTGGCAAGCTGCAAGGGCGACGCCGCCAAAATGGCGGAGTTGATCAACTCTGAGTTTCCGGCCAAGGCAAAACGCTTCCGGATTCATTCTGGAGGCGATTTCTTTTCGCAGCGATATTTTGACGCGTGGCTGGAAGTGGTGGCAAGGCGGCCAGAGGTTGCGTTCTGGGCGTTTACAAAGTCGGTGAACTTCTGGGTCGAGCGGCTGGGCCTGATCCCTGAGAACCTCAATTTGACTGCGTCCTACGGCGGCCGGTACGATTACCTGATTGCAAAACACGAGTTGAAGCATTGCCGCGTGTTTAACACGATGGAAGAAGTGTTGGCGTCTGGAATGCCGCTGGACGACAACGACGCGCTGGCCAGCACCGGCACCGCTTCATTCGCGTTGTTGCTCAACTCCACAAAATCGAGAATGAAGAAAAAAGGCACGTTTGATGAAGGACTACAAAGAACCAAAGGAGGCTAGAGAACCAAAACCAAGAAAACTGCACCGGTGCGGTCACGTTGATTACACGCCCTCTTGCATGGGGCTCCCTCCGGAGTATGTTCGCTGCGACGCCCTCACATCCAAAAGCATTAAGTTATCCAATGGCCAAAAAATCCACGTCTGTCCCACTCACGAGCGACGATACATCCCAACGCAACCGGCTTGAGGTGCAGATGCTGGAGGTCTCAGACCTCCGAACCTACACCAACAACGCCCGCCGACACTCGCCGGAGCAGATTGATGCACTGAAGTCGAGCATCACAGCGTTTGGGTTTACTAACCCAGTCTTGGCGACGCCGACCGGCCGCATTATTGCTGGTCATGGGCGCGTGCAGGCCGCGTTGGAGTTAGGTATGAAACTGGTGCCGGTCATTGTGTTGGCGGATTTGTCGGACGCGCAGATTCGCGCATACACAATTGCGGACAACCAACTCCCAAACATGGCGAGTTGGGACTTTGACGTGTTGGCGGCGGAAATTGACGCGTTAAACGACGAGGATTTTGATTTGAACTTACTTGGCTTTTCAAAAGAAGAACTCGACGATATGCTGGGTTCTCCGGAAATACCTCCAGAAGTGGAGGAAAAGCCTAAAAAAGAGCCTTCCGACACAACAATCTGCCCAAAGTGCCACCACGAATTCGTCCTGTAATATGGCAAAACCCATCATCGGCCTCGTCCCTCCGTCTGGTTGGCATTACTATCAATCCGACGTGCGCCTCGACGCGTACAGCTACCCTGAGTTGCTGAAGACCGTTGAGCAATATCGGGCGGAAAATCATTTACCGGCCGGTGATGTTGAAGGAGACGTGAACAGTTACTTGTGTTCATCTTGGCCTCGAAATTGCCATGGAGTGGACATGGTGGCTATCACGAGCGTGACGCCTCCAACGGCGACAACTGAGTTGATGAATGACGTCACCCAGTGGGCGAAGAACATCCTACAATCCACCCAGCCGGTGCCGCTGGTCACAGACGACCTCGCGGAGCAGCGGGCCAAACTGTGCAGGGGATGCCCGCAAAACGTCAACTGGAGAGGTGGCTGCTCGTCGTGCATTGTGGCCGCCGACCGCTTGTGTGCGTCGGTGCGTCACGCCCGCGACACTGCCAGCAGCGCGGTGCTGGGTGGGTGCCGGTTGATGAGGCACGACAACCGGACGGCAATATTTCTTGATCGAGGCATATTACAGAAAGCAAGCAACCTTCCCGACTATTGCTGGGTGACAATTTAACATGGCTACAAGACCCTTTGACCCAAAAGTTACCGACCAATACGCGGACAAGGCACCGCGCATTCAGGATCACCACGAAAAACCGCGCATCCTTAATTTGGAAGTGCGCGATCCGACCAACGGGAATACCGACACAATTGATGAGAAGACGCTACAAGTGCGTCGCACGTTCAAGGATGCGGCTCAGGCGCACAGCGCGTACCGGCGGTTAAAGCAGCAAAACGTCGAAAGGAACCGCAAAAACCAACTGATACAAAAAAAGCTCAACAATGAAACGCCTTACCAGCCCAAAAAGCTCGAATCAATGGGCCAGAATTGGAGAAGTAACCGCCCTACTGGGTTTCTCTCTACTATGTGTTCTCGCCTACAACCGCCTTTCAGGCAAATTATCGAACAGGCCGCAAGCCTGACGTTTACAAAATATCCGGTAGACGGAATTGATGCCGAACACAAAACCAAAACTTTTCGAGACGCAATCACGCGGTGCGTTCGAGGCTGGAATGCGTTTGACGACCTGCTCGCCCAAACTGTTCATGAGAACACTGTGTTTGGATATTGCGCGTGGAGTTGGGATGATTTAAGAGACTGGAAGCCAGAGTTTTGCAGACAAGACTACACATTTTTCTCAATTGAAACGCCTCAAACTGTTGACGCTACGCCTATTTGGGCAAAAAAGCGGCGGTATCAAATCGCGGAACTAATGCCGATTCTCGAAAACGAGGAGATGAGCATCATGGCAGGCTGGCACATTAAAAATCTGATCAAAGCAATCAATAATGCCATTCCGGCGGGCCGAACGCTGGACGCGGACGACGATGCAAGACGATACGAAGACTGGATCAGGGAAGGTAGTTACGGGGCAAGCTACGAAAACGACGCAAAATACGTTGAGCTTGGGGAGATATTGGTTAAGGAGCCGCATGGCAAAATTAGCCGGTTCCTCTTCGATGACAAGTCGGGAGACGAAATTTGCACCCAGATCGACAGGTATAACAAAATGAGCGAAAGTCTCGCGTTGTTCTCTCTTGAGATTGGGTCTGGAAATTTGATGAGCAGTAGGGGGGCAGGACGCGATCTCTACAACACTCATGTAGCAGTCGATAAGGCGAGGAATTTGGTTGTCGATAATGCGTACCTGAAGGGGCTCTTACTGCTAAAAAAAGGCCCGACTGCAAAGCCGAATGCGGCACCCTTGACTGTACACCATCCAGTGGCATTCATTAGCGAGGGGTACGAGGTAATTCCGCAGTCGTTACCTGCTGACATTGAAGATTTTCTAAAGCTTGATCAGTTTGTTTCAAATCTTGCGGAAATTCAAGTCGGCACGTTTTTGCCTTCCGCTCCGGTTGAAACGCAAGGCAGCAAAAAGACCGCGTCCGAAGTAAACCGCGTGGCCGCCATTGAAAACCAACTGCGCCAAGGGATTCTGATGCGGTTCTCGCGTCAGTTTAGCCAAGGCATCGAGCGAATGCAGCGCGGTATTTGCCATCCAGAGCATATCAAGGCGGCCGCCGACTTGAAGGCAAAGATGGACATTGTGCGTCAAACTGAACATGGAGCTATTTGGGCGCGTCGCGAAGTCGTGGATGCGTTTGATAAATCCAACATGGAATTGCCTCCGTTTTTAATTCCGTTTGAGGTGCCTGAACATCTCGACGAGGACGCAATTCAGTGTTGCTTTGAGATGCTGGACAAGAACTTGCCGCCATCTGACATTTTGTTGCTCGCGTACAGCCCCGCGTCGGAGTTGTTGCCTGACACTACTGCTCAGGACAATCAAATGCTCGACCTGTTAATCCAGCGGTATACTGGAAACCCGTCCATTAATCAGGACGCGTTGATGAAATTGGACTGGGTAAAAAAGATGGGCGAACCAATCGCCAATGAGGTTATTCTGCCAAAAGATCAGATTGAGGCCATCGCAATTGAGGCAACGCGCCAGCAGATTATTGAACTGCAATCGATCATCGCCGGTCAGGATGTGCCTGTATCGCCTCGCGACAATGACAAAGTACACTTGGACACGCTCGTGCAAAAACTTTTGCCTTTGCTCCAAACCGCGCCAGCCGGTGCGCTCAGTCCAGAACTGGTGGCTCCGCTTGTAAAGGCGATGCAGCATTTTGCAATGCACGTCGAGGCCGCTCAGGCAAAGGGCATGAACCCTCAAGAGGTTGCCCAATACAAGCAGGCGTATCAAATGGCCCACAAGCATCTCACCGCTGGGCATGGCACACCTCCGCCTCCGGACGTGGCACCAGCGGCCGCGCATACCGGCGGCCGGTCAGGCGGAGGCGGCGTGTCTGGAGCCGGAGTGCGAGAGACAGGAAAGGTATACGACGCCGCGCATCCAACCCAAGCTGGTATCATTGAGTCCACGTCAAACCCACCGCGCCCTCAAACTGCACTTTAATCCATGTTCAACGAACAAGACCGCGCAAGATTTCGAGACTACTACCGCCAGAGCGGCGGTAGACTCTTACAACATCTCAGAGAGAATGTGCCTCCGTTACTGGGCACGACGATTGAGGCTGTGGCATTGGAAGCCAAGCACAAGGAGGGATGCGAGCGCATCATCCGCGTGATGGAAGATATGCTCACAGAGAAGCCGCAAGCAGATGAAGCCGCCTCCGGCAGTTTCACCTCGATGTAACATTCACCCACATAAATAAATACATGAAAGCAAAACTATACATACACTATGTCCGACGAAAACGACTTGGAAG